TACCTGGGTCTTGGAATATGTAGGTTAACCACATACTATCATAGTATATATCATTTATTTCAGGGTTGCTTCTGTTTACAATGCCCCACTTTGGGTTTTTAATACCCGGCATGTTAGTAGCATCAGCTGCAATTGTAACGTGAGTTGATCTTTCAACCTCAGTATATTCTCTAAAAATCTTAGTATCGTCAAAACCTGGATTATAGTGAACCACGTGTAATTCTCCATCAACTGAAATAGTACTTGCACCATTTTGCGTTACGGTAACACTCTCAAAGTCATAGTTCTTAGAGTACTCTTTACCTACAGCCAACATATACAAAAATGTATCAGCATAGCCGTCACCATTAGTATCGTGAAAAACTGCGTTCCAGTTAAACTTCTGAATGATCGGATCGGTTGAGTTATTTAATTCATCTCTAATTGCTTCCCACTCAGCTTCATATTGAGCAGTGTTAATCGGTGAACTTGGCGTATTGCTTGTAATCACATGTGAACCTGTTGTAATAACTTCAGTATTTGGATCTTTAAAGTCAATCGCAATTTCATCGCCATTCTCTATATCGTAAACTTTAAAAGATGCAGACAAATCACTACCCACTCTAGTTGCATTCCAAGAAAGATGTTCAGTGTCTCTCCATCTAAACCTAGATTCATTAAATTGGTACGGCCCAGTAGTCTCTGAAAAACCAGTTTCAGTTAACGTGTCATTATACCTTCTTACCATTGAAAACCTAATACCTTGGCTATCATCGTGTAAATAATTAGCCCTGTCTAGAGTATCGTATAGACTTGCAATTGCCTGGTCTACAGCTACACTACTGTCTTGGGCGTTATCCCAATAGCCACCCGACTTGTTCCAAGTTAAGCCTTTATCATTCCACCTGGCTGGGTCTAACCACTTATAGACTCCATAGAGTTCAACGTCTTTTAGTTCAACTTGAAAAAGATCTCTTTCTCTATAGTGTGATCGATGGCCAAAAAGGTCATAAACTCTCATCTCAACCGTATAGCTGCCTTCGTAAGGTACTATAATTGGCATTGTTAGATAGTTGTCAATATCACCGCGAACTTCAAAGCTAAAACCATTAGGTCCAGTTACAAGCCATTCAACTTCATAAACCCAGCGTTTCCACCAGTTATCCCAAGTTACTAAGAGCTGTGAGTTCGGGTCAATAGCATCGTCCCATGTAAAAGCACCGTCGAACCAAGTGTCTCTAAAAGTTTCACTACCGTCTAAGATAACCGGACAGCCAACTGGAATATCCTGGTTAAACGTCCTTAAGTCTCTTTCAATATAATAATCATAGAACTCATTGTAAATATCTTCGAGTTCTTGTAGTTGAGATGTGGTTGCTGTTGCAAAATCAGCTGGTGTAAAACCTAAGTATGTTTGATAGTCAGTACTATTTTTATCTAATGTAGTCTCTAGCACTAGACCCAAATCCTCAATAAAGAGAGTTCTGCCTTCTGGTGCAACCTTAAATTTAATATCATGACCCTCACTTATAAAACCAATCTCATTCTGAACGTTCCACACATTTAAGTTTCTCTGAGTAAAGTAGTCACCTTCTGCTGTAATATCTACAATCTTAGTATTTAATGGAAGATATTCACGCTGTAATTTCTGCTTTAAACCATAGAGCTTGATTAAGATTTCATCCGGTGTATACTCAAATATCTCATCAACGGTTGGAATATCCCATTGGTCAACGCCACCGTTCGGTTCGTTTAATCTATAGACTAGGCTAAAACGACTAGTCTTCTTCATTGTACTTGAAGGGATCTGCACTGTCAACTTCTTACGCAGCATCTCACCGCGCACCGAAGAATTAGGGACAGGAATTGCAAAGAGTTTACCAAAAGAAGGCTTGCTCTTGTCAACGTTCATCCAGTATTCTTTTAGTGTTATATTGCTATAACCAAAGAAGTCAATCGCATTTAAGATTGCCTTGTAAGTACCAACGAAGGGTTTAATATTATGTAGCTCTAGTAAGAGCTCTTTACGCTTTCTGTTTAAGAGTTTATAGTCTGGGCTTTGTTCCGAGATGTCATGCTCTTTAAAGAGTAGGAAGTCTCCTTCATCTAGAGTTGCGCCAAAATTTTGTAGTAAAGTTCTAAGTCTTTCGTCTTCGGCAACCACCTCGCCATAGAATGCAATCTGAGCAACTTGTGTCTCAATTCCATTAACTACATCATAAATACCTAAGACGCGCCTGTGTGGTCCGTCAGCATTAGATCTTAAAGCTACATTTAACTGCAGTGCTTGGTTGCTCAATTTTTTAAAATCCAGCTTCTCATAATACTTAACACCATCAACAACATTATAAGGTGCAACCGACTGTAGCTGCGGCTCTAATGTTAACTCTTTATGGTGTGTAACAACAGGCTGGCCATTCTTCATTTCCGCACCGTAGATAAAAATATCACTAGACGTTCCTTTTTCATCAATCCATTTACAAACTAGTTTTGAACCAACTGAATTTTCAATCGGCTGAATCAAACCTGGCATTGTAGCAGATGTAGTCTGACCCGCATAGTAGTAGCCAGTCTCCTCTAATAAGAAAATGTTAGCCGTTTCGTAGAGACCAACAGATACTTCATCTAGATAGACGTTACCTTGCCAGATACCACCAGCATCTTTGACCATGTTCATGTCATAGTCAAATCCGTTAAAAAATCTTAGTTTATCGTACATTAGTATCGTCTTTTTCTACTGTGTAATTTTTAAACGTTTTTAGGTGCTTAACGCCCTTAATAATATTGTAAAAATAATCATTAAGAAAGAGCATAAACTCTTTAATAATCTGATTTCTACGAATGTGTTTCGAGGTCATCAGATTAAAAAGATTGTTCTTATAATCGTAACCAGTATTAAGTCTAGAGTCTTTACGGTGTTTTGCAACATCGTAAATCTTTACACGTTTATACCTTAATAAATCTTTAAAAGGTGCTTCCATTATAACGCTTTTCTATTTCCAGCTTGTACTCTAGTGTAAATTGTTCTAGGCACAGGAGCTTCATCAAAGTTTATACTCAGTGCAGCCTCTTCATTTAATTTTACATCATCATCGACAAGATCGCCATCGCGGTCTAACCAACCACCTCTAAAAATAGCAACTTCATCTTTGCCCATTATAATATCACCCCATTGATCTAAGCCTCTAACTGAGTCTGGGATAGAATCTCCTGGGTTAATTCTAACTAGATTAGACTCTTCAATCTTCTGGAAGAACACATATTTTTGTTTACCGTTACCGATATTTTCAAGAGTAACTGGTTCTTGTGGCTGAATAGTTGTAGTTACAGTCTCATAGTAACCCAATCTAAGTGCATCTTCTTCTTTCTGGCTAATGAACCTTACGTTAACTGAATCAATACCTTCAATCTCTTCAAGAATATAGACAATGTCTGACTTAGGCAGTTTATCTCTTCTCGTAATGTTAAGCATATAATTTGAGATAGCCACTCTTACGTCGTTTGCAATCTCTTGTTTACTAAAGCCATCAAAGTATCTGATTGCAACATCCATACTATACTTCTTGACAATTGGTTCTACGAATTTAACTTCAGCAGCCATCATCATCTGGCCTGAGTTTTGCAGCACCTGATACATTGCATCATATTCGCTTTGTGTAAAGAACATCTCTTGTTGCGGCAACGAGAAGTAATCCATACCTGCAGTTAACTTTCTCTTAAAGTCTGGCATTGCAAAGATGTAAACTACATTGTCGTCGTCTAAATACTGGTCGTCTGTGCGGTTGTACGCATCAATATATGAAAACTGGTTGTACTTAGATAAGAAGTACTCATAGTTGTCTGGAGTGGCCAACACATATGACTTACTTGCAAGTGGTGTTAGAATCCTTGTAAAATCAGTTGATTCACGATCTGCTCCCATCTTCGGAGAAGATGTTACTGTTACATCAAAGAATTCATTTAGGTCATGTAGTTCTCCAATTGAATCCTCACCTTCCGTTTCCCATTTTACAGTTAGATCTGAACCATCAGGCAAATTACCTTTAGAGCCACTGTGTTTAATATACTCAATCTCGATTGTGGCACCATTTGCCGGTGGCATACCGAAAGAACCGTTACCAAAGTAAAGGTCTAATCCGCCGCTAATTCCAGTCTTAACCATATAAGCTTTTTCGTTAGCGTTCATGTCATAGAGTGAAACATGTTTAGTCCATACTTCGCCGTTTACGTAGACTGTAATTTTGTTATGGTCAGTTAAGCCTCTAACGTTTATATTGTAAGACTGAAGATTCTCTCCAGTCCCAGTTACAGTTTGTGATTCATATTCACCTTGTATAATTTCACATGTAAATTTATTCTTATTACTCTTCTCAACTCTAAATCTTTCTCTTGGTGTTTGAACAGTGTACTTTAGACCATTTGAGTCAAACTTAATAACAGCTCTACCATCAAATGTTAGACCAGTACCTGCAATTTTAACAAAATCAGCGCCCGGCTTCCACCTAAACTCAATTTCACCAAAAGCAGCATAGCCTCTAGTTGCATCATGTCCAGTTAGTCTTGACATACCGTAAATTGACTCGGCCTGTTGAGCCGTGTAAATATTCTGTTCCACTAAAGAATCTTCTACGTAGAACATAATCAATTCACTCATCTCACTCATTACATTTAATAGCTGTGCGAAAGGAGAGGCGTCAGTGAACAAGGTACCTGCGCGATTATAGATACGAGAAATATATGTTCTTGCATCCTGTTTAATCTGAGCACCTGTTACTCTAAGCTTATTTAAAAATTTAAGATCTGCCATCCGTTTTATTTATTTAATTTACGTAAACCTGCACAAGATAACTATTATCAACTGTGATGTCAATATAAGCAACATCTCTCACAGTACCTCGTAAAAAGCTAATTTCGGTTTTTACATTATATTTTTTAGCCAGTGGACAATATGCATCTATCTGGCCTTCTATTGTTGATTTCAATTGCTGTTCATTGTACTGTAATGAATATATCAAATCTTCTAAATTACAGCCAAAACCAGGAGCGCCTAAAACTTCTCCTTTATCAGTAAAAAGAGTAGTTTCAATTTGAGTTATAAGTTGTTGTACTTCATTCTCAACATGAACTTGATTTGGATCATAGTTAGGATCTCCTATATATTTAATGTACAATTCCATCTTTATATGTATCTCTTTTAGCTATGGAACATCCAGTCCACACCTTCATCACCCTTGATTTCTTCTTCAATAGCAGCAAGTTCATCATCACCCATTGATTTAATAGCATCATAGTCGAAGTCAACATTACCTGGCAGAGCAAACTTGAAGATACCCAATTTGGCACCAAGTGATTGTTTGATCTTTGCGCTAATATATCTAAAGAAGATCTCATCATCATACAGAGCGCAGTCTGGAATTGTCTCATAAACCTCTAGAATAATATCACCTTTTGGTGTATCACCCATGAACTTTAAATCACCAGTTAATCTTGAGTACTGGAAAGAGATCGGATTCTCAAGAATCTGCCTTGACAGATCAGCAAGTGAAGCATTAAGTACATAGTATTGTAACTCTTCAGCTGCTTGTGCAGGTCCTGAACCATCATACATTCTTCTAAATAACATCTTATCGATTGAGAAGTCAGCACCAGACTGGAATCTTAAATCAGATCCGCCCATGTTATTCCAACCGCTTGCAAGATCATATACACCGTAAACAGCATAAACTTTACCCGCACCGTCAGCCGCAGCATCTGGCAGAGTCAAACATCTGTGCTTCTTAAAATATTCAGTCTCAAAAATCTCTTTCGGGATATGATAATAGTTCTCCTTTACAGAGTCCTCATATTTCTTGTAGAACCATTTCTTAGCTCTCTTGATAATGTTAATGATCTCCTTTTTAGGTAGATTAACAGGTACCATACAAGCACCGGTAATCTCATCACCGATCTCATCTAGAAACTCGTTTAAACAATCACTGCTAAAATCTCTAGGAGTTGTTAAACCATTTTCATTACCACTTCTAATTTCACTCATTTTATGAATTTATTTTTTTACTTACTACGATTTCCGTATCGTCAAATCTAGCATACGGGCCAACATTGCCCTCTCTAAATATACCGCCGATCATTTTACCTTTAAAGATACCGTCTCTACCGAAAACATAACAGTTAACGGCGTTACAGCTACCATGTACATATGAAGACTGGACCTTAGACTCTTTAATCTCAGTTGACTGATAGAAATTACAATACTGTAGATCTGAACCCTCTATCTTACAAGCATAAAAATCACAGTTAATTAGATTACCTCTAATTTCAGATGTGATAAACTCGTAATTTTCAGCCAAGAAACAAGTCGACATCTTACCATCTTTAACCTGAATCGAAGAGAAGTCAGAGTCGTAGTTAATTGTACCTTCTTCTAGAGAGCCATGGATAATTAAGTCCATTACTCTTCTCTTAATTCTATCCCAATGTACTTTAATAATTTGGTAGTCATCTTGTAGATCTACTAAGATATTAATCTTCGGCCAGTGTTTATTTAAGTTCCTGTGGTCTTTTAAAGCCTCAAGAATTGGCAAGTTCTTATTTAAGATATACTTAAGCTCAATTTTATCTTCAGCTGTAAATTCAGGCTGAGAACATGCCTTAAAGAGTTGTAGAATAAATCTATCGGCCATGTAAAGAATATCATCTTGTCTCTCTTCATAATCTTTACCACCGATATACCTAAACTCTAGGTAGTTCTTCTCTTTCTTTAAGAAGTTAACACCATAATATTTAGTATCTGGAAATACAAAGTTCATTGGGTTAACATGCTCGGCGCTAAAATGAGCAGCCTCATGCTTTGGCATCACAAACTTAATCGACTTTGCGTAAACCGAGTTCTCTCTATTTGGAAAGAATTTATAGACCTGCTTTTCATTAAAGGCCAAGATAAACTTAAGAGTGTTCATCTTTGATACCATCATCGGATCTTCAAGATACTTCTTGTCAAATGACATGTTTAAGTGGATCGAAGCTCTATCGGTTGTATAACCGTGCTCTCTAATCCAACCCAACATCTTAATGATAACAATTCTGGCATTACGATAAGGCATCGCACCAGTCACAAGCTCAATTAAGCCTGAACCACCTGACATATCAGGCTCCATCTTAAAGTGTTTGTCTGTTGGTTGAAAGTCAGAGTGTGCCTTTTCTTCTAGACTAATAGGTAAACCTAGAAGATCCTCAAGCATTTTTTGAGTTTCTTCTAGGTTCTTTTTTGAATAGAATTCAAATTCAATGCCCATTAAGGCTGCATTGAGAATTGACTCTCTTGTAGACTGTCTACTTAGTTTATTCATCGAGCTCGATATATTCTTGTTTGAATATATATCAGGCTCAAATAAATAGCTTATGGTAATTTAAGAAAGACCTTCTGAGTCTCCTCTTCAATTCGAGTTATCTTAACCGTGATTTCATCACCTGGGTTAAAGACTTTCATTACATCTTCACCTAATTCACTAACGTGTAGCAGTCCAGTAACACCGTCCTCGATTGTAACAAAAAGGCCATAGTCTTTCTTGGCTTTTACTTGAGCCTTAACAACAGCTGGAATCTTGTACCTTGATGTAATATCATCCCATGGGCTAGTTTGTACATTATCGATCTGAGTTAAAGTAATCTTAGTGTTCGAGATAACATCCTTTACTTTAAAGGTAACTTCATCCGCCGGCATAATTTCACGCTTCTTAAACTTCTCGAATGTTTCTGGATCTAAATCATTCTTGTGAATCATACCTGTCAAACATCTGTTAAATTCAACGAAGACTCCGTATTTAGCAGTTCCTGTTACGTTACCTGTGATTTCTTCACCTACATTCTCTTTAATCTTCTCAATCTCCTGTGGAATTAAGGCCTGTAAGTATTTTCTGTGTGAAACAACTATTGTGCCTCTACCTGCTGAGAAAGATACTGGTACCACATAGAGTTCTTGGCCGATGATTGACTCAAAGTCTGCAAGTTTGTTAATGCCCGCAAGTGAACCTGGCATGAAACATTCAATACCTTGTACTTCAACAATGTAACCACCGTTTTCAATCATGTTCTTAACAAGACCTACCCAAGCAGTATCGCCTGATTCGACGCCGTCTCTAAGATCCATAAAGACTTTCTGCTTAACACCGCCTGAAATTGAACCTGAAATAAATGCATTATCGGTATTAGTAATTAAAACTGCAGTTTCTTCACCTGGTGTAAGTTCTTTAACGCTCTGTGGCTCCTTATCGGCTTTCACATAGATTAATTCTCTGTAACCAATGTCAATAGTAATTGTATCTTGAGTTACTGCGTAAACAATACCTTCATGGATTTCGCCAATACCAACTCTTGGTTTGATAGTCTGGTTGATTTCAAAATCCTGCAGTATGTTGTACATTTCTTGAGCATAAGACTCGCGGGAGTAAACCCGATCACCAGGTCTAGTTTTAATATGTGGATTAGGTTTTCGCGTATGCGATGGACATGTAGCTTCGTAAGCTTCCCACATAAAATTGCCGTCTTTGTCATAGAATTCACTATGCTCAAATTTTGGCTCCTCTGAAATGTTGTTTGATTCGACGTTTTGAGTAGATTGCTCTCTTTTAACTTCGCTGTCGGCCGTCGTTTCGATGCGAGTACGTTTGTTTTTGTTGGACATTTATTTTTTAGATTAAAAGTGTAACATATTATATATCCGTTTAATTTTCTTAAATAACCACGGGTACAAAGCCGGGCATTGGTACTGGCCCAACCGGCGTTGGTATACCACCAAGGTAGATTAGTTTAAACTCAAGTAGATGAATTGCGTAAGTTGCTGCAAGTGCCGAAGCAACGGCTAATGCAGGCGGTTGTGTGGCTGGTAGCTGTGAAAAAGTCTGACCCATGTTCATGGCTCTTCTTAAATTATTAGCAAGTCGATTTGCACTACCGTAATAAATTGGAATATAGATACCACCAAGAGGTGCTGGAATAAGAGCTGGTAGTGCGGAAGGTGAAACTTTAAACGGCTGCACCGTTGTGCTATACCAATAAGCAATTGTAGCTAAAGCAAGTTGTTTCCATGGATCTGTACCATCATCGGTATTAAATAGACCGTTGTCCATAGATAGACCTGAATAGCAACTGTAGTCAAATGGTAGATCTGCAGGCGCTTCTTCACAAGCAGCAGCATTATTTTCAGCCTGTTCACCTTGCCATTTAACAAACTCAAATAGAGTGCCACCGCTAAGAATTTTAATGTCTGCGAATGTACTGCTTTCACCTAGTGCTTCTAGCTGTGGTTCTGGCGTTCTAACCCAGTTATTTTCATATTCAGTAACCTCATATGTTGATATTACATAAGCTGGAGTTTTCTGCCATCTGCTTAGTACTCTAACTGTACCGTCAGCCAATGTCTCTGAATATGAATTCGGTAAGTAAACTCGTACATCTGGCCTCCATGAAAAGAAGGCAACGACAGCATCAGTTAGTATCTTAGGTCTTTCACTAGGAGATTCTCTATTATAAGAAACTTGGATACGTTTTGGGTTTAATTCTTTTTCTGGCCTATCATCTCCAAAGGGCCATGGTTTTTGAATAGGGTATACAGCATCTCTTTTAATTGCAGTTTCAATATTATCAAGATTTGCAACATTACCAAAAGGACTAAAAAAGCTAAAACTATTAGCAGGATGTGCTGCTATAATAGCATTTCTTACTTTGTTTGAAACGTTATCAATCAATGTTTGCCAGTTATAACCAGCAGCTGCAATTCCTGTTTTAACAGTGTTATGTACGTTAATATAAGGTGCACTAAAGCCACTGCCTAAATTAACATTACTAAAGTTAAAGCCTTGATATTCTCTTTTACCTAAAGATGAAACCCATTCAAAGAAACTCCAACGTTCGTTCGGACTGCTGATCTTCTCAAATTGCTGTAAGAGCCTGTTCGCAAACATATCTTCAATCTGAGACTGTGTGTCGTTGGGCTCAATACAGTGAAACTTGAAATAAGAGAAGGTGTAGAGTCTTGAGCCCTCTTCTTCTAAGAACTGGCAGAACTTCTTCTCACGTTCGGCTTCTAGTTCTTCTTCAGTCGGTGGGTCTGGAATCTCAGTTGACATTTCATCATAAGGCTCAAGAGATTCTTTGCCCTGTTCTGTAACATTGCCGTCTGCATCTTTCTGGTCTACTAAATAAGGTTCACCGTTTCTAAAGATCTGCTCAAAGATTTCACCATACGCTTTAATAAAGATTTGTGCAGCTGGCGATTGAGTATGCGTTGCACCAAAGGGTGTTTGTGCAGTCTTAATTGCATCTAGATAGAAGCCAGCTAAGGCTTCACCAAAGCTTCTACGACCACTTGGCGTTACAAGCGGCACGTAGGTCTTAACGTCAAAGTTAGCGTTAATCTCAGCACCCGGTCGATCTTGTCCTTTCAGAACTCCTGGTCCACCAGGATTTGCATCGCCGTTCGCAATGTAACTACTAACGTCTGTTATGAATTTAGGCCACAGTGCTGGCATTACTTACCTTTTTGTTGATAGTTAATATGAGTAGCTGTAAGTTCTCCAACGGTAACTGGTGTTGGCGGCATTGGTGGGCCGCTAGGACCAACTCCGGTTGGGTGGATGTGTGTATTGTAGTCATCCAATAGTTTTTGCAACCAGTCTTGTAAGGATTGACCACGCACCGCAGGTTCAGTCTCATCTGCTCCAGCTTCACCTTCGTTTGAAATAAAAATGTCACCGCAGTCTAAGAACATCTTAGCATCAGTTGAGATCTTAATAAAACCCTCTTCGTCGATCTGGATCATCGGTCTCTCTTTGGCACCAGAACCACGCGTAATCACAAGGCCATCTTCCGGTGAGTGATATATCCTTAAATTTCTTTCGGCATCATAGACTAAACTTATGACGTCCTGTGGTGCGTCTGAGGCCTCAAGAACATCAGTCTTAAGGTCATCATTCTGATCTACTTGAAACCAGTATTCTGGGTGATAGATGTTACCATTATCAAAACGAAC